TTCAATCCTCGCAACGAAAGTGGGTTCTCTCGGACCTTCCGCATGTGGCACCCAATTCGCAAGAACATCATGTACGACGACGACGAGAATGGCGGCGTCTCTGCAGCAGGTGGATCTTATTGGTCGACCGAAGGGAAGCCTGGACTTGGAGATGTCTATGTCTACGACATTTGTTATCTTGCAGTTCCTGCTTCAACTGGCAACGCTGCATTGACTTTCAACCCGGAGGGCACTTTCTATTGGCACGAGCGCTAGCTTAGGCAATCAAACTATCTGTGAGGTGGATGATATCACAATTTCCTCGTAACCAATTGAGATCCACATGCCCCACTTCTTCCGGGTCGTCATTCATCAGCCAGATGGTGGGTCTGCCCCACTGGATGGTGGTTTTGCCCCGGTACTTGTCTGTGACAGTGAATGTACTCTGCCCTCCCAGCCACCCTTTGTAAGAAGGAAAAAACTGGAAATTGCCTTGAATATCGTCAAGCACTGCGTACTTGGCGTCTTCCAGCCCCTCCTTGAGGTCATCCACGTTCCACTGCAGGCAGCAGTAGATGTGGGGGCCAAGTGACCTGGCCCACACTGTCTTGCCCAATCTGGTTTCGCCCCACAAGATTAGGCTTCGAGGACGTCCGACTATGACGAATTAGTATTACGTCACACCGAGGGGGGGGGGACCCCCCTGAAGCCCGAAGGGCGAAGGGAGGGGGTGTTTGGCCCCCTCGGCAAGTATGCCTTGAAAGACCAAGCATTCAATCCCTTCGAACGCCCTCGAGTGGAGGAGGGAGGGGTCCCCTTTAGGGGAGGGGCCTCCGCAACGACGGGCGCAGCGTTACGTACCATTTCCAGACAGGTTGTCACGTACCCATTCATCAAGTTGCGGAACTCTTCCAGTGTTGAGTTGAAGGGAGGGGGGGTGTTCGTATGCAACACGCTCGGGTCGATAGTGCCACTCGGCGTAAGCGCGGAGGGACTGGTGGTTGCACAGTAGCGCTCGTGGAGCCAGCTCTCGAGCAAGTTCCCAAAACTCTCCCACAGTCGGCGCATTCGCAATTCGAGACCAGACATCACCAGGTCCCTGAACTGAAGGGTCGATAGTGGGGTCGAGTCCTCCAGCCACAACGTCTCCGTCTTTGATCGCATAGTCGAGCATCTTTTGTGGTGTTCGACCACATGGTTGAATGTTCGGGTGGTAGCCTTCAACATCAAAGCGTCGCGCGTCCCGGAGATTGATGCGTCTGCCGAAATCCACGAAAGCGTGGAGGTGAGTGCCGCCATCAGCGTGATCTTCTCGCCCAATGATGCACTCAGCTGGATATCCCGCAATAAAGTCGTGAACAGTCCATGGGTCCAGGTCCCCGCATTGGGAGTATGTGAGGAGGACATAGCGTGATTGGACGCGAAAAGATGACTCAGCCATCGGCTTGAGAAGAGCAGGATAACTTTGTCTGCTCTTCTCACTGAGCCATGAGCCATCGCTCGGGTATTTATACCTGGCCTGGCTCCCTCCCTCCCCCCCCCTCTTTTCCTTCTTCATCACACTGCATGATGGATCCACCCTCGTCACAAATTCCCTCATCAGCTGCGTCTTGGACCACCACCACCACTGTGGAACATTGCCCCACATGCCGCGTCGCTTCGCCAGACGTCGCCGCCGCGCGCGTACGAGTCGCCGTTCTACACGTGTTCGCTCGACAGGTTCGTCTCGAATTAGAAGAACTCGCCGAACTTTTAGGCGTCAGCCTTCACGGCGACGCATTCTCAACATAGCTTCCATCAAGAAGCATGACAACATGTTGTGTTACGTTCGGGTTCCCGAAGGTGGCGCGACTCCCGGTCCTCTCATGACTGGTACCGGTTTCACTTCGCTCTACATGTCCTCTGCACGCTTACTTGGACCTACTGTCCAGGGTGAGTCTGGGCGCGCTAGGCAGCAGGTTTTTGCTGTCGGCTACAAGGAAAGATGTCAGGTGGACATCCTTGGAGGCGGTGTGTGGAAGTGGAGACGCCTCGTATTCACTTTCAAGGGTCAATCCCTGTTTGATGGCGACGTTACATGGACTGAGCCATATTTCAACAAATCAACCGACCCTGCAGGTTCCGACATGACGCGGCTGGTTGCTCAGCCCACCTCTGATCAGCACACCCTCATTAAATCCATCCTTTGGGATGGTGTGGAGAATGTTGATTGGTCGTCGGAGTTCACTGCCAAGGTGGACACGTCACGCATTACGCCGAGATACGACCGAACGGTTACATTCAATCCTCGCAACGAAAGTGGGTTCTCTCGGACCTTCCGCATGTGGCACCCAATTCGCAAGAACATCATGTACGACGACGACGAGAATGGCGGCGTCTCTGCAGCAGGTGGATCTTATT